CCTGAAATTGATATGTCTTTATGTGACCTTATATTTGTTTTACCTTGTACCAATAAATTATAATCACCAGCAACTTGAACGTTCATATCTTTCAGAACATTCATATTACAATTACCTTCTATCTGAATGTTACACGATCCTTTGATTAAAACATTCTTATTTTTAATCGTGATTTCATAACCATCGCCAAAAACTTTATGCACCTCATCACCATTCGGGTGCATTTCAATAAAAGTTCCCATTCTATGTGATAAACGAACACGTTCACGACCTGGTGTGTCATCCAATTCAAGTTTATGACCAGACTCTGTAACTGTTGCACTATTGTATGGATAGACTGGTCCATTATCTATATTGGCGGCAGATTCTGGTTCTGTCCACAGGTTATCCGTTGGTGGTGTATTAATTGTACTCATAATTTAAATTGGTGTTCCTTTTTTTGCTGTAACACTTGTACTCGACGCAACTGTATTTGCTGAAGCGAACGTACTAGTAAAATTTGCAATTGTTGTATTGGCTGCAGCCAAATCAGCGGCACTGACGGGAATCAATAAACCAGCTGTCGCAGCCACAGGTATCGCCGCTGCTCCGGCCACTGCAACACCAGCCAAATTTACAGTATTGTACGCTTCTGTTGCTACTTCTTTTGCAGCAGAAACCAATTCTGTTAATTCCGAACTTGCTCCACCACCAGATAATTCTGCAAAGAAATCACTAAAAACACTACCAATTAATTGTAATACTCTAGTTAAACAATCTCTCAATAAAGCCAAAAATCTTGCTGGTAAACTTAATATCCATTGTACAATTGCTCTTAATTTTGTAATGTAAGCTAAAACATATTTTTCAAAATCAATGATTGGCTGAATGATATCTTTTTGTATTCTTTTTAATTCTCTTGCTATAGATTTTAATTTATCTATCAACCATGAGTATTGGCCTGTAGCGTCAGTTACACCAAGTAATCTCATAATTGCACGTATGCCTTCTCGAATTTGATTTGCTACCGCTTTCAAGAATTTTTTTAGTTCTATATTCTTTTGCATTTCAGAAACAAAATCACAAACGTGAGATAATTGACTATTTGTTTTACCCACAGAAGTTTTATCAACAATACCTCTGGATGCAGCATTAATTGATGGCTGACCAGGTATTTGGCCATCATTCTCCGCACCAACAGGTGGTGTTAAATTTGGACCCCCTACAATTGGTAAAGGTTGTGTTACAGCTGCCATGAGTTATTCCTTCTTTTCCGCTATCAATCCAGGTAAAACACCCATCATCACTGGTGCTTGTGCTGATTCGCCGTCCATAAAAAACCCTACAATCCAGTCACCGATTCTAGGTGGCATATAAGAATTCGAATTGTTTACGGGATACATTGGTAAAGCCCATGGTAAATTATCTGTTGGCAATTCTAATTTATTTTCTGTGTGCCATCCAAAAATTCTTACTCTGCATCGACCAAGAGCCAGTTTGTCGGACCTGTCCTCAACGACACCAACCCACCAAACAAAACTATCTTTTCCAATAAAATTATGCATTTACGATACTTCTATAATCTGAACTGCTGTAACTTGGTGAAGAACGAGTTGATTTTAAACTTTCTTTGGCTAATTCCAAAACAGTTTGAAAAACACCTTGTGTTTGTATTATGTGTCTTACGGCTGTTACAAGATATTTTCCCGAGAAAAATTCATCAAGTTTTCTGGTTTTTGTTTCAGGATCATAATTATTACTATACAACTGAAATATAATTGTTTTGCCAGCAGTAATTGCAGTATCACCAGGTATAATTGCTTTTATCACTGTATAATTGGCTAAAGCAATTTGTGCGCCTCTGTTCGGCACGGTTGTTTCAATGTATATATCTTTTGCTACACCAAATTCACTTTGTTTTATGTAAGGTTTATCAATTTGATTTGCATTACCAAAAACCAATTTATAAGAAGAGTCAAACATTTCAGTTTGTTTCTTACCTAATCTATTTGTACCTTCACCGGAATTGCTGTAACCACTTAATTTATTTTTATTAAAATTGGTTATTCTTTGTTCTCTTGTCAGTGGATCAATCGATATTACTTTGCTGGCATATATGCCTGATTCTGTTGCGTCCAATGAATCAAATGTTTTTACAAATTCATAATCTAACACTGTATTTAATCTAGAAGTCATATTTTCATTATCTATGTTTGCTGGCTTATATGTATATGTTCCGTAAGTATCGTCATTAAACAATGATTGTAATGATCGGAAATGATAACCATCATTTGTTTCAAAAAATAACATATCTGCACCGGCCTTACCTGACGGTCTTGCATACGTGGACAACCAACTGATTGCTTGAAATGGTTTCATTCGAGGTATAACAAAATCATATGTGCCATATGTTGTTTCTATATACTGAAGTTTTCCAGCATTTACTTTCAATGAATTTTCACCAAGTAAAATGTCTATAACTATATCAGATATTTGTTGTCCTTTGTAACCTTTTGAAAGTTTTAACTGTTCGGACAATAACATTTCTTCTGAACAAAAATAAACAGTGAAGAACTCCGAGTTTATGTTACCAGAAGGCTTTCTGTTACCTATTTTGTATAATCTAAATGTTCTTTTTATTTTACCTGAATCATTTTGTCTTTTTGTTTTACCATAAGTAATATTAATAAACTCTGTACCATCTAACTTTAATGTTTCAATTAGACCTACAGCATCACGTAAGATTACATATCCCGAACAAGCAAAGGCATAAATGTCTTCGAAAAAAGAAACTTCAACAACTAAATGTTTGAGTTTATAAGTTTTTGAAGAATCTGTTACGATATCTACAGCTTCTAAACTAAAATCTTGTGGATAATATAATCCACTGGACTCTACTGGTGAGTTAATAGAATTTTCCATTTTTATTTCATTAGTGCAACGAATTCAGATTCAAGTTGATCTGCATATATTTTATTTAATAATTTAATACTTCTTTTAGATTCATTTAAATCATACTCATATTCATAATATGAAACGGCTTTTGGTTGTATTGTAACATCAACTATTCCAGTACCAAAAGTGTATGATGTTGATGATGCTATTCCATTAACTGAACTATACAACAATGATGTAAATTCTCCACTAGATATTTCATATTTTTCTACACTCGTTTTTATGTCAAAATCTGTACCACTTGTTCTGTTTGTTTTAGTTATAATTTTTTCATAATGGTGAATTTCGCTGTGGCCACCAGCTGTGTATTTTTGGTCAACATAATCTTCAAATTTAGAACTACTTAGTGGCCAATCCCATTGAGGATCAAACATTTCATTACAGTATAAAACCATCCAATATCTGTAAATATCACCATAGTACTTATATGCAACAATTTCTGGTGTATCATCATCTTGTACATCATAAGGATAAAAATTTAATACATTATTTAACACATCGGGTATAACACTGACTCTAGCCAATAAATTGGTATAAAGTGTTGAAACATTGTTTTTATCCGTATATATTATTTTTGGTAGACTTCTGAAATATTGCATTTTAGTATCCGTTTTGAATATCTGTTCTATCAACAAGCGCAATTTCTTGTAACTGTATTGTTACAGTGGTTTGCACAGGTGCACCATCACCGTGAGCGGCCCAACCATTTGGTGCATAATTAACTTCAACCGATTCAATTACACAGTCTTTTAATTTAGGTATATTCAAATTTTGTGAACTGTTAAATAAAAACTCAACACCAAAAAGTGCAGGAGGATTAAAGAACATACCACCACCTGCGGCTGATTTTTGTGGTAACGACCATGTTCTAAAAAGTTTAATAATTTCTTTAACTTCTTGTGCTTCTTTGGCTGAATATGGTGTAAAGGTAAAAGACATATTAAATTGTCTGAATTCTATACCTTGAAACAATAATTGTTTTTGTGGGTTGAATACGTATCCGGCTTTATTTAAAGCAAGTCTTAATGCATCATTACCGCCGTCACCAACAGCACCAGTTAATCTACTGACTACGGGACCAATAATAGGTAATGCTCCGGCCGCAGAGGCTAAAGTTATACTATCATTGTATTGAGATGAATTCGTGAAGACCATCGTTTCCGGCATATACAATGCAATACTAGCAATTATTTCTGTTTTTCTTGATGAAACCAAATTTGAAATTTGTTCTACAACTTTACCTGAAGAATTTATACCTGAAAATATTGCATCTGTTGTTCTTTCAATAACAGCATCTGAACCACCAGATAAAAATTCTCTTGCTTCAGTAACAGTATCACTAACTGTTTCTATTCCGCTCTCACCAGAACTAATAATACCATTCAATCCAGCATCATATACATCTTTTACAGCTCCGTATCCAGTTTTTACAGCTGATATCACTGTTGATTTAACCTCATCAAGTGATGTCTCATTAATTTTTTTAATTGTAAAAACTACTGCATGACTTTTAGTTGAACTGCCTAAATCTCTAGGATATTTGTAAAATGGTCGCCCACCATTCGTGTACAAAGAGGCTAATGGTCCACTAGTACCACTCAAACCGAATCCCGGAATGTTTATGCCGCCTATAGATGTTGGTATTGTTATAA